GCCGAAAGCAGGTCTAGAGTTTTATCAAGTGTAGAAAATGAACTACAAACAGAACAACAATTATTAGATATAGCTAATGAACGCGGAAGATTAACTCCAGATCAATATGCACAATCTAAAAAGTCACTTGACTTAAAAATATTAGATTTAAATACCACGCGACAACAAGAGCAAGTTCAAAATAAATTAGTAGACGCCGAAACAAAATTAAATGATGAAATTAGTAAAGCTGTACTAGCAGCCACGGAACAAAACCCAATTACTCCTGAACAATTAGCGCTATGGGCAGAAAGAAGATCAGTAATTGAACAAACAGCTAATGATGAACTATTAGCAGATAAAAAAATTGCAGAATCAAAAAGACTTCTTATAACTCTACAATATGATTTAACTGATCGACAAAAAGCCTATACTGATATATTTAAAAATAGTTTTAATAGTTTAGCAGATGCAATGGTAAATTGGATGCAAACCGGTAAATTGGCAGGTAAAGAGCTATTTAATAGTTTGATTGCTGACCTAACTCGTTATGAACTTAAACTACAAATGATGGAAGTGTATAAAGCAGCAAGACCTGGACTTCTTAGTTTGCTTACCCCTAGTTTTAATAATCAACCAGGGGTTCCTACAACTACACCCGATTTTGAAGGAGCAGGATTTTTTCTTAATCAAGCTAAAGGTGGAGCTTTTGATTTGGGTATTAAAACGTATGCCAAAGGCGGCATGTTTACTAACTCAATAGTAAATCAACCTACACTATTTAAATTTGCACGTGGAACAGGCCTAATGGGCGAAGCAGGGCCAGAGGCCATAATGCCCCTAAAGCGTGATAGTCAAGGTAATCTAGGAGTTAGTGGCGGTGGTCAAAAAACTGAAGTAGTTATCAACAATTATAGCAATCAACCAGCAACCACACAAGAAACCACAGATAGTCGTGGTAATAGAAAAATAGAAGTAGTAATTGGTGAAATGACTGCTGGCGAGTTTCAAAGAAGCGGCAGCACTTCACAAAGAGCTATGAGAAGTACTTTTGGGCTTGCGCCTCAGCTAATTAGGAGATAAATATGGCATATACCTATACTTGGCCGGCTTGGTTACCGCAAGTTCCACAAAAAGGCTTTACCGAAACTGGTGGCGTAAATATTATTAGAACTCCAACCGACGCTGGTCCTGCTAAACAGCGTCGCAGGGGTAAAAGGCCTAGTACACTAAATCTTACTTTTATAATGACTACTGCTCAAACTACTCAACTTGAAAGTTTTGTAGATTATACTATTAACGGTACAGCTCGTTTTGGATATCTACACCCTAGAACTAATCAAATTATAGAAGCCCGAATAGTACCTACTCAAGATGGTCAGTTATACACTTATACCTATCTTGCTCCAGGCTACTGGACAGTTGCACTAACTTTTGAAGTATTGCCATGAGTAGATTAACAACAATGAGTGCAGGTGCTTTACAAGCAGTATTTGCACAAGAAACAGAAAATGATTTAATATTGTTAGTTACTATATACGATCCACTAAATCCAACACAAGTAGTTTTGCGAATTTGTGATGGATTTACAGGACGCATATCAGAAACTGCAGATGAAGTAACTTACGGTGTTCCTAGTAGGGGGTTTAATTATACGTTCTTACCCGTGGATATTACCCTACCAGACGAAGCTGAAAATTCAGCACCACAATGTTCTATTACATTTTATGATGTAACACAGTATGTAATGCCAATTGCTCGTAGTATTAGTGGCAGACCGAAGGTTAAATTAGAACTAGTATTAACTTCTACCCCTGACGTAGTAGAGGCTAGTTTTACCGGATTTTATATTACTAGTTTTACTTATAATGCAGATAGAGTTACTGCAACTTTATCTATGGTAAACTATGAACTAGAACCCTTTCCACAATACTCATTTACACCAGTATATTTTCCAGGATTATTCTAATGTGGGCAAATAAATACATAGGCATACCTTTTAAAAGCAATGGGCGAGACTGGCACGGCGTAGATTGCTGGGGACTGGCACGCCTAGTGTATAAGGAAGAATTTGGTATTGAACTACCTAGTTTTACTGAACAGTATTACATAACTGATACACCCAGAATTGAAGAGCTAATAAATCAGTACAAAGAAGGTTGGGTACCTGTACAGGAACCAAAATGCGGTGACTTAATCTTATTTAGAATTTTTGGAAGTGCTAGTCATGTAGGTATACTAGTAGATGAAGGCAGATTTATACATAGCCGACATGGCTATGATGTAGCTATTGCTGAGTTAAATAGTACTCGCTGGCAACACAGAGTATTAGGGTACTTTAGATATGATTCAAATATTGCAGAAAAATTAAATGAACTACCCCCTGTACTAGAAACTAAAGTATTAACCGTTAGTGTTAATACACTAGATGAAGCATATGCCGATTTATCTAAACAGTTTGATATTGCCAATACCAATTCTGTTGTTTTATTATTAAATAATCATATAATACCAAAAGAATATTGGCCAATTACAAAATTACAGCCAAACGATATAGTTAGTTATAGACAAGTTGCCGGGGATGACGGTATGGTTCGTATGGCATTAGTTTTTGCCGTAGTTATAGCAGCACCATACCTAGCAAATTTTGCTGCAGGTGGTAGTATTGGTATTGCTGCAGGTGCTTCAGGTGCAGCAATTACTGGGGCAACTGCAGCTTTAGCTACAGCTGCAGTAAGTACTGTAGGTATGTTATTAGTAAATGCTATATTTCCTGTAAGACCACCCGCTGGTCCACAGGACCCAGGATCTACAGAAGCTCAACTAATGATAAATGGAGTAGCAAATAGAGCAACACCATATGAAGCTATACCCGTTGTCTTAGGCACTGTAAGAATTACTCCTCCATTAGCTGCTGAGAATTATATTACTTATCCTGAAGAGCGTAATTCTTATTTAACCACCGCAGTAGTGTGGGGATTTGGTCCACTTCAAATTACTAATCAAAAAATTGGCGATGTTGATATTAATAATTATATTATACAACAAGGAGCCACTTTAAATGGTTATGATGATACTTTTGCAGGAATAGCTTTATTTAATAGTATTTATGCAAGAGATGTTGAGCAAGATACAGTAAATGTTTTATTAGTATGTGACGGCCCCGCAGAGCCTACAGTAACTGGCGGTGAAATTATAGGGTATCACCAACAGGACTTTTATGATACAGAAACTGGAAATTTTTGGAGTTATAATGACTATGAACGTCCTATACTAAGCCCAACTACTACAGTATTTGGAACACCTGGTCCTTGGGTTTCTGCAAGTTCTACTCAAACTGCTACAGAACTTACCCTTGCTTTTCATATGCCACAAGGTATGAGAAAGATTTTAACCACTAATGGAACTACGTCTAGCCATTCAGTGTATATAGAAACACAGTATAAGCACGATCCAAACAGTAATGTATGGATTCCTTGGGAAAAATTTACAATATCAGGTGATAAAAAAGATGCTTATACAATTACTAGAACCAAAACTTTTTCTACATCGCAATTAATTCAAGTACAAGTACGTAGAATAAGTGGAGATAATGTTGATGACGATCCAAATTATCGTTACATGCATGATGTAGTATTTTTAAGCGCAACTTATACTAGTAATAGATTTCCAATGAAACTCCCCAAGGATTGCACTTTAGCTAAAAGTGCATACAGTATAAAAGCGGAAGGACAGCTAAGCAATCAATTAGAAGGTATAAATGCACTAGTATCTAGTAGATGCAAACCTCTTGGTACATTAGATGGTAATGGCAATATAACAATTAATTCAACTCCAGGTACAACCTTTACCGAAGTAACCAATAATCCTGCTAGTTTATTTTTTCATGTATTAACTCACCCTGCAAATCCTCAAAGAATACTAGATACCGAAATTGCTGAAAAAATAAATATACCACAATTACAATATTGGTATAATTATTGTAATACTTCGCGAACAATAACTTATACTAGACCAAATTCAACACAAGTAACTAAAACTTATAAGTATACATATAATGCTGTAGTAGGTAACCAGCGAAGTATACTAGACGTTTTACGCGATATTTGTGCAGCAGGCAGAGCTAGTCCGGCACTAATTGACGGTAAGTGGACAGTTGTAATAGATGAACCTAAAACTACTATTGTTCAACATTTTACTACACATAATAGTTGGGGATTCGAAGGTGTACGTGGGCTGGCAAAAGAACCAGATGGATTAAAAGTAAGTTTTTATGATGAAGAACAAAATTATCAACAAGTAGAAACAATTGTTTATAATAGCGACAAAACCGAACAAAATGCAGAACTTTTTGAAAGTATTACATTACCTGGTATAACCAATGAAGCCATAGTAGTAGATCATGCTAAATGGCACTTTGCACAAGCTAAACTACGCAGAGAAGTTTATAGTTTAAATGCAGATTTAGAATACTTAGTATGTAACAGAGGGGATAGAGTAAAAGTTACTCATGATGTGCCTGCTTGGGGCTTAGCTTCAGGCAGAGTAAAAAACTTTTATATTACAAATACTAGTTATACTCTTGTAGAATTAACAGAAAACGTACCCATAAGTAATGGCAAAATATATACAATTAGATTTAGAGGAAAAACAGGACAAAGTACAACATCTCAAGTAAAAACTACTTTTGTATTTACAGGTTTTACCAGACAAAATAATGTATTAACTATAAACTTAAGCCCTACTATAACTGGTGGAACAATACCTTTTGATGAAA